GCTAACAAGCCGTTTGACCCAATGAACTTGAGGTAGCACCGTGAGCACGAGATACCCCGGCGGCATCATCACGAAGACCCCTGTTGTTCCTGCGGGACCGTATGAGAACGGCACAGCTCCCGGCATATGGACGCTCGACCAGCAGCTACAGGCCGCGAAGGCTGGCATATGGCCGTTGGCGGGGAATGTTCCAAACTTCATTGAAGACGTGTTCTCGACGTACCTGTACACGGGCAACGGCTCCACGCAGACGATCACCAATGGGGTTAACTTGTCCGCCAATGGGGGTTTGGTTTGGATGAAGGGCCGGACCTCCGAGTTTGGAACATCAAATCATTGGCTACAGGATACTGTCCGTGGCGTTAACAGCGTTGTTTTTTCAAATTCTTCAAACGCCGCAATAAATCCTGCTGGGACGGCCGTATCTGCGTTTAATACGACAGGTTTTTCTCTTGGGTCAAACGGGAACGTAAACAACCTGAACGATACTATGGTTTCTTGGACCTTCCGCGAGCAGCCGAAATTTTTTGATATTGTGACGTATACTGGCACGGGTTCTAACGCTACAATCTCACACAATTTAGGTTCAGAACCGGGTTGCATCATTGTAAAACGCACAGATGCCGTGGCTAGTTGGTATGTTTACCATAGAGGGCTGTCTGGAATAGGTAATAAATACATAATATTGAACAGCACCGCTGCGGAAGACACAGGTTTCTTTTGGACGCCAACAAGTACGACCTTTAATGTTAGCTCTACGCTGGGGTTGACCGCTAATGGCGGCACCTACGTCGCCTACCTATTTGCTCACAACGCAGGAGGCTTCGGCCTGACCGGCACGGACAATGTGATTTCGTGTGGGAGCTATGTGGGTACTGGCGTAAATCCGGGGCCAGCTATAAATTTAGGATATGAGCCGCAATTTATTATAGTCAAAAATACTACTTCGGCAGTTGATTGGTTTATGTACGACACAATGCGTGGAATGCCAGTGTCAGATGTAAATACGGGAAGCACAAAATTGTTGCGTCCAAATACATCAGCCGCAGAACAGGGCGGAAACACCATCAGCCCGACTGCGACAGGCTTTCAAATTAATACAACTGCGGCTGGAGCTAACACTACTAGCGACACCTACATCTACATCGCCATCCGCCGTGGCCCGATGAAGGTGCCGACTGATGCGACGAAGGTGTTTAGTCCTGTTGCCCAGACTACTACTGCACCAACTACAGTTACAACTAATTTCCCTGTTGATATGGAATGGTGGAGAAATGGTAGATCGACAGCGGGAAGAACAAACTATTCATTTGATAGATTGCGTGGTGGGACGCAACAGCTTCGTTTAAACTCAACAGTTGCCGAACAGACTGATGTGGCGCCATATATTAACTATTTCGACTCAAATGTAGCGTTTGTGGAAAACTTTGCCAGCGCGGGTCAAGATGCTATCTTTTGGTCTTTTCGCCGTGCCCCCGGCTTTTTCGATGAGTTTTGCTATACTGGGACTGGTAGCACCAACCTTCAAACCCACAATCTTGGAGTAACGCCGGAGTTATTGATTATCAGATCAAGAAGTCAAAGTGGCACATATGGGGGGTACTGGCAGGTTCTTTCAAAAGTCGGGTCTAACTATCGCTCTGTTTATTTAAACACGACAGACGGCTCTCAAGGAGACTTTGCAATTTCTTCAATAGCGACACCAACAACAGTAAACATTCAGTATATAGGTTCAAACATCATAACTGCTCTCAATGTGTCTGCCGCCACGTGCGTTGCCTATCTCTTTGCCACAGTTGCAGGTGTATCTAAAGTTGGCTCATACACCGGCACTGGCTCAACGCAAACCATCAACTGTGGGTTTACGGCTGGCTCAAGGTTTGTGATGATTAAGCGCGCCGACTCTTCGGGCTCTACAGGTGACTGGTACGTCTGGGACAGCGCACGCGGCATAGTTGCTGGCAATGATCCATATCTGTGGCTCAACAGCACGGCTGCGGAAGTCACCAATACCGACTACGTTGACACGGCTGCATCTGGCTTTGAAATCAGCTCCACGGCTCCCGCTGCAATCAATGCTAACGGCGGCACATTTATCTTCTTGGCAATCGCGTAAGGAACACGATCATGACCATCCGCATCCGCTCCACAGGCCAGTTAATGCAGGACAGCGAGTTCCGTATGCTGCTGAAGTCCGCAGCCAACGCAGCTTGGAAAGCCCCTGTTCTTACGCAGGAAATCCTTGATATTATTGGCGCTGATCCTGTGTTTGAAGGACCGCAAGCCTCCGGCGGTACGGTCTACCAGTACAGCCAGTATGACGGCATCGAGCAGATCGAGGGCAAGTGGTTCACCAAGTACATCCTTGGCCCGGTGTTCACGGACACCACACAAGATGGCGTCACCACAACTGCTGCCGAGGCAGAGGCTGCGTACAAAGTCGCCAAGGACGCAGAACAAGCCGCCTCCGTCCGCACCAGCCGCAACGACAAGCTGGCAGAGTGCGACTGGACGCAGATTGCTGACAGCACAGCTGACAAACCCGCATGGGCTACCTACCGTCAGGCTCTGCGTGATGTTACAGTGCAAGAAGGGTTCCCTTGGAACGTGACATGGCCGGAGGCACCGTGAAATGACTGGACCAGATGAAACGATCAAGCACGTCGCGGATGCCGCCTCCGTCATCACGGTCATAGGGACATTAACAAACGTGCTTCCACACGCAGCGGCGCTGTTCACGATCATCTGGACCAGCATACGGATTTACGAGACTGACACTGTGCAGCGGTGGTTGGGAAAGAAGCAGGGGTAAGGTAATGACATGGACCCTGCTACAATCGCGCTTGTCTTTGGAGCAGCCAAGACTGCCTTCAACGCAGTTCAGCAGGGCATTAAGTTCGGCAAAGACATCAACTCAATGTGCGGCGATGTCGCGAAATTGTATGGGTCGGTCGCTAAACTAACTCAGGCCAGCAAGACACCGCCGAGGCCTAGACTATTTAGTAAAACGACTGCCGAAGAAATTGCCCTTGATACCGTCATGAAGCGGAAGCAAGCGGCAGAGATGGCGGAGAAGGTAAAGAACGACTTTATATCTATTTACGGAGTACGGGGTTGGGAGGAAGTTCTTAAAGAGGTCATTCGCGTGCGGAAGCAACAGAGACAGCTTGAAGAACAGAAAGCTCGTGAAGCCCAGCGAATGCGGGACGACTTGGTTCAACTGGGGCTAGTTGTGTTGGCAGCGTTAACGATCATGGCAGGATTACTTATCCTAGCAGTTTGGATGGCATAATGGCAAAACTTCCTGCTAAAAAGGTATTGGCAAAGAAGCCGTTGGCAAAGAAGCCAGCCGCTCGCAGGAAGCCTGTCGCTAAGATTCCAGAAGTCGTTGTCGCGCCTCCCAAGCCTCCCGGTGGGCCGATCGACAAGGCGCTTGATCTCGTAAAGTGGATCGACAGCCCGTTTAAGCTGGCAACAGTTATTGGTCTGGGCGTCTTTGGTCTGGCTGGCTACATCATCTACGAACAGCAGGACAAGCTTGTCGGATCAATGCTCAGTCGCGACACCATGCCAGTGTTGGCGGACGACCAGCACATAGCGGGTGCAGGTGGTCTACTAATGCGCGATCTCAGGGCTGAAGCCGTAATGATCCATTCAGTTGACCTTGGCAAGAACGCGCGCACAACGAAAGTTGTTCTGTCAGCGGATGGCAGATATTTGCCGTTAGAGGGGCGCAAGGGTGCGTTCTTTTCAGGATCACCAGCCAGGAACCGTGCGGCAATAGCGATGCTGAACGGCGAGATAGCCTGTGAGCCGTTTGAGGCGTCGTCGGATCTCGGTGAATGGCTGCTAAGTCGCAACGTGACTTACCTGTGCCGGGGATCTGCACCACCTGACGCAGGCCATATGGTTGGGTATGTTGCCGTTGCTTTCAAACAACCGCCGCGTGATATAATTGCTGTGAAAGCCCGAATTAACCAAACTGCGCGTGAGATCGCGAAATAGGGAGAGTTGAAATGAAGATGTCAGCAGCCGGACTTGCCACGGTGAAAGAGTTTGAGGGTCTTAGACTAAAGGCATATAAATGCCCGGCATCGGTTTGGACCATTGGCTACGGCCATACAACTGCCGCAGGCGCTCCAATCGTTAACCCTGATCTTGTGATTACCAAGGACGAAGCTGAAGAAGTCCTTGCGCGGGATATGGAGCAGTACGAAGAGGGCGTCCGCAAGTACGTCAAGGTCGATCTGACACAGGGCCAGTTTGATGCTCTGGTTGACTTTGCTTACAATGCTGGCGTGGGCGCTCTGCAAAAGTCTACGCTGTTGAAGAAGGTGAACGCTGAGAAGTTTGACGAGGTTCCTGCCGAGTTTATGAAGTGGACCAAGGGCGGCGGCAAAGAATTGCCGGGTCTGGTTCGCCGCAGGAGAGCAGAGGTCAAGTTGTGGCGCGGCCTTGATACCGAGAAGCCGATCTCTGTAGACGAGGCCCGTGCAGAACCGGATCAGCCCAAGGCCCGCAAATCAATTACCCAGTCGAAGGAAGCCAACGCCGCTGTGGCGGCTGGC